AAGGATTCTTTGCTTAAGGCAGGTTCACAGCGATTGGATATATAACCCAAGCTAAGTTGAACAATCGCGGGGGCAAATATACACCAAAACAATTTAGCTAGTAGCATCAACCACATTGAACAACCTATGTACAATGCCAAACTAAATGTTGTGTTTGGCGCTGGGGAAAGCAGACCACTTTCAGGCGGTGCACAATTAACGAGCTTAAAAAAGGAGGTTTAGAAGTCGAAGACCATTTACAACATTTCTTTAGCGATCAAGTGCAATAAAAATGTCTCACGCTCAATGCTCATGCCCTTTTTAGGGCTCTCGACCATAGTCTTCTCGTTATGAGCAATCGCATCATGAATGTTAATCCAAATAATATTCCCTACTAAAATTAATATTTAAAAATCATAAACTTATACAAAAACAACAAATGGAATGGCGACAAAGTGGCGACAACTTTTAAGCTCTAAGATAAAAATAAGGTAACAATAAGCCTCTTTCTCGCCTAATTTCCAATCTAGTTTTTTGACCAAGCAAAAATTTTAAAATGACATGTCGCCATTTTTTGCGAGCGAGTTAATAATCATACATTTATTATCTATTTACACAATAAATGTATGTCGTGTAAGTTAGTTACTAACACACAATCCAAACGCCTTTGCTTGCTGCGTCTGGATAGGCTAAGTTCGGGGGAAGCTTGGCCGCCCTCCTTCTAATATGGGCTATGCGCTCGATACTTTTCTAACACTAGCCTTACGTTTTCCCATAGCTCTTCAATGTCTCGATACTCTAGGTAAAAGCCACTATCAATAAATTCAGCACCGCTTGATGAAAACCACGGTTGCGTTTCACCTTTCCCACCTACCCCTAACTCAAATTTAGCGCAGTACTTACCGCCAGTTGGACGAATTTGGAATTTAATATGATATGTCTAATGAGTTTGTGAATGGCAGCGTTCGTAATGGGCAGGTATCCAACCAGAATCGTAGAAGTTTGGTAAGCGGCTTGTAGGTAGTTGGTATTGCGAAGGTGGAAGTATTGGCATCGCGCTACGCAGTTGGTTGGCCATTTGATTGAATGCGTTTATATAGGCTTCTTTGATGTGCGCGGCTTTTGTACCAGTGAAACCCATAACCAAGAACATGAAGCCATCTTTGGTCATTTCATACAGTGGTAAACTGCGCCCTCTTTTATCCTTATATTTATTGCCCGTAAAATTGCGGTCAATGAAATCCTGCGAACATTCTAGACTTCTTAGTCTACGTAAAACATCATCATGACGCTTATTAAAAGCTTCCGCGATTTTCAATGAAGTGGTACGAATGTGCTCGCCTTGGTTAAAGACAAGATCAGATACAGTCAGGGTAAGGGATGTTGTATTAGGCATGATGGCCTCCTTGAGAGCAATTTTCTAAATCACCAACCGGAGGTACTAATCTTCGGGTGGTGAACTGAACAAGGTTAGTACTACCGCTCTCAAGGTCACGGCGCGCCGAAGCGCCCTCGCCCAGCCCACCATAATGCTGATAGTACGTTTTGTAAGTAAAACGACCATGTTCAGGTGTGCCGAAGCCGCACATAAAAAAACCAGCTGAAAGCTGGCGTCTATGCGCCTTGAGAATTTAAAACGGTGTACTAATCCCGACACTGGATTTTGCCAGTGCCGTTACAGGTTAACGATGTGAAAGATCGGTGTCAAACGTTTAATAACGTTGCATATCATATGGAAGCTTGTTGTAATCAGATAAATGATAAATAACAACAAATCAAAAGGATTCCTCTGTGAGCGCTATCGTCCCGTCTGTATTTATTTCATATTCACACGATGACCAACCACATAAAAAGTGGGTTCTCGAGTTAGCACAACGCCTGAGAAATTCGGGAGTTGATGCGATTCTAGACCAGTTTAAACTTGGTTTAGGTGATGATCTTAGTGGCTTTATGGAGAGAAGTGTTGAAGATGCAGATAGGATAATAATGATTTGCACCGACAACTATGTAACAAAAGCAAATGAGGGGCTAGGCGGGGTTGGCTACGAGAAGATGATCATGACCTCTGAATATATGTCTCGGATTGACTCCAACAAAGTCATACCTTTGATTCGTCAAAAAGGAACTCGTAACGTTCCGACATTTTTAAAAACTCGCATGAATATCAATTTCTCACAAGAAGATGAGTTTGAACTAATGTTTGATGAACTTCTTAGAGAGATTCATCAGGCTCCATTGTTCAAAGAGCCACCTGTTGGCAATAATCCATTTGAATCAGTAATTCAAAAACCAGCAGAAAGCGTAGCCGACAAAAAGTCTGAGTTGCTTAAAATCATGGTTGATGAGTTCAATAGTGGGCTTACATACTTTACGTTTAACGATATACATCAATTGATAGACAGCTCCCGTTTATTTGCAGAGGTCTACATAGGAGAGCTTCAGGAAGAAGGTTTCATTCTAAAGGGCCACGAACCATATATTGGTGAGCATTTTATTCTCACTACGAAAGCAAAGAGGCATGCAATAAACCTCGGTTGGGTAACAGAGTAAGGGGCTCAAACAATGAAAATTTTTTCTATATTCAAGCTAGCACTCCAAGATCTTGTTAAGCGTAAAGACGAATACGCTGAACAACCTGAAGAGTATGAAGTTCGAAAGAAAACTTATCTTGCAGCAGCTAAACGCTGTGATAAAGACACTTACGAAGAGTACAAAGATAAAGTGTGATAGTTGCTAGTAGGAGTCAGAATAGAACGTCGAAAGCCCTTGCCAAACTGCAAGGGCTTTTGCTTTTCCGATCAACAGTAGCTTTAATATATTACGACTAACTTATTTGTGTAACAGGGTCGAGTCGCCCTTTTAACTCTGAGCTATCTGACCCATGCCCTGTAATTGCGCTCGCTTGAACTGGGGCTTGGGTTGTGGCTGAGCCAATCCACTAGTTTCATTCACATCACTTTGTAAGTTCCTGCAGAGCTGCCGCCTGTTACTGGTACTTGGGCATTCTGTGTGATTTCGTCGACAACTGCGTTAGCGATGGCTTCGGCCATCATGCCTGCCATGGCGAATTCACCGTCAAGAACAAAGCCCTGTGCTTTCAATTCGCTTTCTAACTTCTCTTTCAGTGATTCTTTGCTTAGTGCCATCTTACTTACCTGCAAATACGGTGGTTGATACGTCTACATGCGGTTTACCCACAAACGGGCAAATGCTTGCGCCAGTGCAAACGCCTTTGCCACCATTCATCTTTATGGTGTCGGCGTCTTCTGTGATGTTCTTAGCTGTGGTGGCCTTATTCCCTTTGACGGCTTCCGTGTGGTCACCTTCAATTTCAACGATTCGGTTTTCTAGTACTTTGATTTGTTGAGTGAGGCATTCAAGCTTATCGGCTTGGTCTGTCTTTCTTTCAAAATTACCGTCTTTGTCGGTTAGCTGATAAACACCTTGCCGTTGCTGGTATCGGCTTTCACCTTCTTTGATACCTGGTAACTTGAAACCAAGGGGAAGAACGCAACGAACAAAGGGTTTGTCTGGCTGCCCAAACATAAACCCTATTTCGACAATACTACCGACTGCAGGTGGTTCGAGTCGACCAGCGTGATCACCAATACCGGGGACTGGAAGTGGTACCGCCTGCAGTGGTGGTTTGTCTTCGTATTCCATGCCCTTCTCATCGAGCAACTGAACATCCACGGCATAGTGAGGATAAAAGCGATCAGACAAATCCCCTTCTTCTGGCAGTTCGGGTAATGCAACGACCTTTCCCCACCTTGGTAGATGCCACTGGCCTGTGAACTCTGGGAACAACCGGAAGATAATGCGCTTAATCGTATTTACATCCATGTTAGCTTTACCTCCGTTCCTTTGAATTCTATACCGACCAATCGAAGCCCGTTCACGACAACACCAGGCTTAAGTTTTGGAATAGCCGGTATCCATACTGACTTGTTGGCCGTATGTTTTGTCATTAGCTCATTAGGTATGGTGACGGGCTTATCTGCCCAGAATGAATCCTGCCAGCGGCCTACGTAAATTTGCCCGTTGCCTTGTTGCTGCCAAAAAAGATCAGCAATGCTGAACGCTTGGGCTAGCTCATCGATAACTCGATAGCCATTGCCATCGCTGTAAAAGCAAGGAATAGCGGTTTTGCTGTAGGCTTGCTCTGGTACCACAAATTGAAGCCCCGTTTTATTGGTGACTTCGCTCAGCAGCTGCATCAGTGTTGGATGACGCATGATGATATTCAGTGGCTTGTAGAGTATCGCCGCCAGTTCGCGGCAGAATACTTTTGACCAACCTTTTTCGGCAGGTTGAACACGTTCAATGTAACCAAGAAAGACTCGCGTAATATCATCACCCCAACCTAAGTCAACCGCGATGATGGTATTTGGTTCTGGATTACCTTCAAGCGAAAGTTCACAGCGACCTGGGGTGTTTTCACTAAAGACTATGCGATGGCTTTTCACTTTGGCTTTGTCTGCACCAAGGTAAGCGCGGCACAGAAACTTATTGTTGGTTGTCATACATCACCGCCTTTCCGATTAGGCCAAAGCATTATCGACCGCTTTGAGCACCTTCATCACACCTGTTAGTTCGACTTCTGTATCTGGCGGCACATCGTCACTTTGTCCGGCATCCACTGGTGTATTCACACCTTGCACTTTTTGCTGTGCTGCAGGTTTGTCCGGTTGGCGTTGTTCTACTCGTTCTGGTACCGAAAGGTGCTCAACCAGTTCAAATGACACGCTCCATTGTCGGTGTGTGTCTTGCTCATCAGCACGAACAGCGCCTTGAAATTTCACCTGACGAATTTTCAAGGCTTCTGCTGTTTTGTTGCTAATACGGTAGATTTGGCGAGCATCGTTTTCGAGTGCTTCTGCCATGCTGAACAGATTGGTTAACAGTTGCTTTTTGGTAAATGGGATCACGCCTTTCACGGTCAGTATTTTACCTTTGCTGCCTGTTTCCGCTTGGTCGGTAGCCGAGGTCTGGCCGGACATATCCTGTCCGGCCAATTGCTGACGAACGCTAATGCGTAAGTTCTTTAATGGGAGCTGAGTTCCGTTTAGGGTTAGCAATTACATTTCCTCAATCAAATTAAATAGTTGAAGGATCACCTTTGTTTAGGCCAACGGTATTATTCGTTTTATCGCCTCCAACCGTTAAGCCATTGCCAACCGCAACGTTACCAGTAGCCTCTCCACTACGAAGGTGAATAGAGCCAGCGTTTGCGGTGTTACCTGTATATGTAGCTCCAACCGTTGAGGCATCAATAACATAGTCAGCATCAGCAGCGACAACGAACGTATTGCCTTGAACGCTGTTATATGTGCCATCAAGTTTCAAGCAACGCTTTGAGTTAGGAACTCTGAGAACATTACGGTCAAACGTACCATTGTCAGGGTCTCCTACATTCCAAGCACTGCTAAACAACAAATCCTGACCGACAATATTTGGAGCATCAATTTCGTTTTCTGAACACTCAACCGGAACGCGGTAAACGCCTGTCGATTCATCATAGTTCATGGGCTGCGCACCTAAATACTGAACATCGCAATCGATCAGCTTTTTAATCCTTGGCATTGGAATAGTCTGACTTTTGATTACGCACGATTTAACATCTGCATCCCATGAGTTTGTTGGCGTGACAAGTTCATCCATTTCACAATCACGTAACTTGGTACCTCGTGAGCGAGAAAGGGTGATTTTTTTCGCTTTAACACCTTTCAAACTAGTATCATCAAGCGTACCTTTCGCATCCGATGTGTAAGTGCTGAAATTTCCCGCAATATCTATATCTTTAAATTCAGGTGAATCATCCGAAGAAATAGACATCCATGCTTTATCAGCATTACCACGTAACTTGACATCAACAAACGACAAATTGGTTAATAACTCTTTACGGCCGTCATTAAAGTGAACAGAGCGAACGTGATCATTCCATGCTCGGAATGAACGGACTCGAAAATCACTGAACGTAGGCTGAATATATAAGCCGCTCCCGCCATTATTCATCGTCCAGCAATGAGATATTTCATTGTCCAGACCGATATAATGATAATCAGTGTCATCAGGAGTAATGATATTGTCATCATCATCGTAAATGGCATTTTGGTCACTATAAGAGCCGAACTTAAAGCCTGTCCCCTTATTATTAAATGCATAGCTCAACGCAAGACGTAAACGCTCGCCCTGTCCATAAATTCCGTGTTCGGAATTGCCCCAGAACCCACAACCAACCACGGTACCGCGAGCAAGATTCCGATGTAACAGCAACCCATCAGCCCCACTATAGTGTTCTGGTAGAATGTTATTATCAAAAAAGTTACTACCTGCTATATAAAAATCTCTACACCGTGGTGACAACCTTGCTCCCGCATGATTGTTATGAGATTTAACACCCATCAACTTAGGACGACGGCCTGCTAGTGTTAATCCGATACCATTGATATTTTCTATCTCTGTACCACTAATTACCGTATCGTCACCGAGAATATAAACAGCAAAAATGTTGTAGTTCAGTTTGTCAGCTGTGGGTTTTTCTAATGCGCAAATTCGACGAAGGCGAATATGGATATTATCTCCTCTCAACATCAGAACTGGAGTCTGGGCATCAGGGGTAATCAGTTGACCACCAGAAAGTGTGAAATTCGACACTTCCTCATCAATACCGCCACAAAAGAACTCTCCCCAATGAGGTACCTCAAGTTCGTTAACGCCAGCCTGTATTGCTGTACGAATTGCATCTGTGGTTCTTGCTTGTGCGCTATCATGTCGACCTGCTTTAGCCCCAAAAAACCGGATATCTTCACGGTTTCGCTTAGGTTTTACAAATGCTGATCCAGCTAGGTCAAAGGCAACGAACTTATCACCGACAAAAGCGGATTTTCCGCTCATTGCTTCATCATCAAGAACTTCGTTCCTAATGAACTGATCAACACCTTCACCAATTTCATCAAAGCCAACCGTTTGAATGACTTTTTCAACATCCGCTCTATATTGGTTGATTTCTACTGTCGTTCCGCCGGATTTGGCTCTGGTCTTAGTTACCCAATCACGACCCGCACTCTCACCCTCAGGCCTCAAATCACTAACACTTCCATCACCCAACACTTGCGCAATCTTACAAACGAAGTGCGGCACATCCTTACCCGTTGAAGAATCGATGTAATCGTCTTTTTCATCTACAGACACAACGAAGTTGAACAACGTAACTTGTTCACCTGTTGGCGTTCCTTCACGGTGCGCGTCTACGTAGATAAACGATGGCTTGTTAAGCACTTGAATGCTGCGATCAAATTCAAGAGCGACACGGTTGCCCGACACATAACCGGCACCCGCTTTAATGCTAAATGCAGAGGCTTGAGGTGTAACCAAGAAACCCTCTTCGATAAACCAATCTTTGCCGTTTTGGTCGATGTTCGCTTGGGCCACATCATCGTCCATTTTCTTCATACGTGGTGTTGCGTTGTACTGCCACGTTGAAGCGTCCACCGTGATGTTGGTTATTTCAGCAATGTCCTTGTACTCAAGCACAACAGAACGCACCAACGTATTACCTGCAACACCCGGTTCGTCGGCTGACTTTGGTGTTAGTGCATGATGGTCTATTGTGACCAATACGCCATATTCTGAACAGTACGCCCCCGTCCAGTTGAACTCAAACGGGCCAACGTCACTGGTTAATGTCGTACTGTAAATGACCGAATCTGCAGAGAGTCGACCACGCTGTTCAACCGCTTCTTGATGTACAACATCATCAACTGGTACCACATCTTCTGGCTGTGGGAACTCTGGGCGATTCGGCACATTAGCGAAAATCATTTGATCGATAACAAGTGCTTTTTCTTCTGCGTTAAGTTGAGCCAACAGTGCTTTACCTGCGGCGGTTAAGATTGACTTATCAGTGGTATTTGCCATTTTTATTGATTCCTTAGACCTTCACTGTGGCTTGGTAATATTCACAATCGACATTAAGCAAACTGGGTAGCATGCCAACGTTGAGTCGTGTCTTAACGTGTGACGTGGAGTATTGCGCCTCGATGGTCTTACTTCGCGCGGCCAACGGCATTTCGACATAACTGGTGTATTGATAGCGGCGACACGTTCGGCCATATTGGCGAATCACCGTATCGAGTAACTTGGGAACGTGGGTTAAATCCCCATCTCGAATTTTTAGGCTGATCACATCCCAATCAACATTGGCTAATCGCTCATCTTGAGCAATATGCGGATAGCCGAGCTTGGCAAACATATCCTCCCAGCCCGATATCGAACCCGCATCACGAGCAAAACCATAGGCATGTGCTACCCGAATTCGAAACAGTGCTTCGGGCTCTTGGCCGAGCTTTTCTACGCTACGTTGCCAAGCAAGAATATTGACCAAAGCCATTGGGGCAGTGAGTGGATCATGTTGTTGCAGCGGCATCTCAAACGCGGCTTTAACATGCTCCCAGTAATTACGCATTGCTCGGGCAAACTTGGCTATTTCGCCTAGCCCCATCCAATAGCGGAGATTAATCTCAGGTATTTTCAATCGACACCTCCAACGTTTTAATTCGTGGTACCGATAAATTATTGATGATGTCGGCATTGTCGAATTCGAGTGATTCAATCTGTGCAAACTGACCGTGAAGCTCTTGTCCAAGTTTTGAAAAGCTAAAGCGTAAAATTGGATTGGTTACGGTTGGTGAATAATCGATGTTCTCTCGAAATGCTGCGCCAATAAACAGTTCAACTGACGCTTGAAGTGCTTCCCGCTCTTCCATCGTCAAAGATTGTTGTGGCCAAATACGGCACACCACATCGGCTTGAGTTTCTGGCATCGCCATCACCTGCAGATCATCACCATGGCCGTGTTGCCCTTGCTCACGAATATAAGCGTTTAAATCTGCGAGCATTTCTGGTGATGGCTCCCCCGTATCTAGCAAAATGTAGGCATTGGCGGTACCTGGCCCACGTGGGGCGTTATGCTCGAAATACACATTGTCATCATTGATACCCGCACGGCTTGTCAGCAAAGCGCGGTAAGCCGCATCAATATGCCACTTAGCCACCGCACTCCATTGGTTACGAATACGAAGACGAAACTCATCATTGCTTTCCTTATCGGCTCCGGCTTCCGTTAACCATTCGGCAGGGTTCATCGCTGCCGCAATACCAGAAATGGCCGTGGGTAAGATGTGGTAATAACCCTCACCCAAGTTATAAGCCGCCCCTTCACTCTCAGCTTCGGTTTCAACCATTACCGTGGTTTCATTTTCCGGCATGGTAGTGTCTTCAAGCACACGAACGCGGTAAATGTTGCCGTTAATCGGCTCAGTTTGAATCCAATGGTCTTTAGGGATCACTAATGCAGGACCTTTCACTGCTGCACGTTGAAAAACAATAAACCCTTTGGCTTTGGTGGCGCCTTTACGTTCAAGCTTGCACTGCCAACCAAGTAAATCTAGCCATTGGTCAACTGCCGTTGCTAAGAACATATTCGGCAGAACGTAGCCGACCAATAGCGTGGTGATGAGCCATAAAGTGACATTCACCACAGCCGATTCAATCAAGCGCCAGAACGGGGAGAAAAGCGAATCGTTCGCGATGATGCACTCTTCCTTTTCCATCTCCTCTTTCAGCACTTTTTTCCAACTGGCTGCATCGGTAGGGATACCCGATTGTTTAACCAGTTCGTCGTAATCTGGTTTTGGGGTCTCAGACATGAGTTATCTCCGAAGTGGTTATATCGAAAGTGACATCGCCAAAGTCTGCAGTGATAGCGAAAATATAAATCGTGCCTTCTGTCGGTTCTTCTAGCCTCACGGTTCCCGGCACTAGGCGAACATCTTCTTCAACCAACAATTCCAACTTGGTGCGAATATCGGCTTTCTTTGACGGGCTTCGCTCAGCAATGAGATCAACCGCTAAATTACTTTCAATGATGGCGTGTTTAATGTCTTGGGCGATCACCGCTCGGTCTTTAATCAGCACAGGGTTTCGGCCTGCATCGAGTACCACATCACCGTTTTCAATTAAGATGTCTTGATAGAGGTAATCCGCCATTAGCCTGCCGCCATTTCTAATTCACTGGCCATGTCTTGTGGGCTGCTCATGTAAGTTGGGTAAATCGCCACACCGCCATAGTTGGTTGAACTGGTTTGATAGTTAGCAATGCTCTTAGCTGCGCCACCGGGTTGGATTTGGGCTCGTGGTGTAGCGCGTTCTACTGACTTCGATTTCACCGGTGCCGTTTCATCGTCACTGCCGAAACCGGGTATCCAATCAATGAGCCCTTTCAGGCTTTCCCAAATACCCGCTAACTTGTCACTAAACCAAGTGAACACACTGCCGAAGATGTTGCGCATGTAGTCGGCCATTTGCCCTATAAAGGCAAAGCCACTGGTATCGGTAAAACCGCTCATCACCCATTGCCAGCCTGCTTTGATGAACTCAAACATAGCTCTAAATGGCATCGTGATTAATGTGATTGCGCCTTCTAATACTTGGAACCATGTCGTATCACCAAACGAGGCTTTGAGATCATCCCAGTAGTAAATCAGTGCACCGACGGCTGCTATTGCTGCAATCACAGCACCCACAATCAAAATGATTGGGTTAGCTGCTATCGCGATATTGGCAGCAAGCATCGCAACACGTAGTCCCGCCAACCCCTTAGTAAGTAAGAAATTAACACCAGTGAAAACCTTCATGGTCAACATGTACGTTGCCATTGCTTGCTTACCCACTCCCATCATCAAGGTAAATGCACCGCCTGCGACTGCAGCACCTAAAATCGCGATAGCAGCAAAGCCAATGTATTTGGTGAGGTTCGGAAACATCTGCGTCCATTGAATAATTTCAGTGGCACCGTCTGCCATGCTGCCTACAACAGGCAACAACGCAGGTAACAAGGCAGCACCAAAGGCCGTTCGCACCGCAAAGACACCTTGCTCAAGTCGTTCCCATTGGTCGGTCATGGCTCCAGCCATTTGCTCCGCGACCTCAAGTCCTTGTACTTTTCCTAGATCATTGATTGAAGTGGCGAGCCCATCGGTGTTTTGCATCAACAACTGGATCATGGCGGTGGCTTCTTGGGTACCAAACGCTTTACTCAGCTCGGCGGCTTCGGCTACCGAAATGGTTTCACCGTAGCGGCCCTTGATTTGATTCAAGATATCGACAATAGGCAGCATCTGACCTTGCGCATCAGTGAACTGCATATTCAAGGCTTCTTGCGCTTTGGCCGTACCAGTTAAGAACGCACGATATTTGGTACCCGCTTCACTGCCACTCATGGTGGACTGCAACGTACCAAGAATCGCCATTTGTTCTGTCATGCCGACACCAACAGAGGTTGCCGCAGCCCCGACCGATGTGAATGCGGATGACATACCATCACCCGTGGTTTTGAACATCTGAACCGCTTTCGCTGTTTGACCGCCCAGCATATTTACCCAGTCAGCCTTACCCATTTCGTTGGCTGAATTTTGAAAAATGCCGTACATGGTGCCGACATAATTGGTAATGGTTGAGGTATCCGCTTTGGTTGCCGCGGCAAGCACCCCAGACGTACGGGTAAACTCAGAAAGCTCATTGCCTCCTAAGCCAGAAATCGCCGATTGAATATCATAAGAAGCCGCCACAAACTCTGAGGCTGACTTGCCATAGTCCACCGCAAATTCAAGTGCCGTGTCGCTGAGCTGCTTCAACTGCTCATCGGCAACGCCCAGTGATTTCACTTCACCTAACGCCCTGTCCATTTCAATCGCTGGCATCAAGGCTTGTTGCAGAGCGAAACCCGCACCGACCATGCCTGCCGCACCAGCCATCATGGTATGAGTCCCTTGACGATAGGTGTTGGTGACATCGGTCATTTGACGTTGAATATTGCCCAGAGGTTTTGAAATCTGGTCAATGAGTCCAACTTGAAATCGGAGTGCTTCTGGTAACATCAACAATTCTCTACTGGCTGTGCGGATTAAGGCTTAATGGCTAACCGCCAAAGGCTTTGGCGACACCGCTCGCGGTGACGGCTTGCATGTTTTCCCAATGGTTCCTCTCTAACCAAATCGCATAAGCAAGGTTCTGGTCAGTGTCTGGTTCATTCGGTAGCCACTTTCGCCGCCACGCATACATTTTTTGCCTGTCGCTACTATCAATGGCCGCGACAAGCCGATCTATTTTTTTACCGAGATGGCAAGCTTAGGCGTGTACTCTTTAAGAACGGCACCGTAAATCTGCGTTGCTGCACCCGCGTTCTGTTGAGTAATTTCGCGCAGTGCATCTTTTGAACCTTCGCTCACACAGCCCATTAAGAAGTTGTGCGCTGCACTACTGATATCACCTTGCATGGTGGTATTTTGTGCTTCGTCGTATTCCGCAGGGGTTGGGTTGAATTCAAGGTCAGTTTCGCCAACAGTCAATACAATCTTGCTCATTTTGATATTCCTATTTTCCTTTCGTGCTCGGCACGCCAATTAAGATAATCTTTAATTTGTTTATCGCACTCAGTAACGGCGACTTTTAACTTTGGAATGTCTTCGGTTATCGCTTCAGGCCACGTGCTTTTCACAGGCGGCTTGTAGCATGGAACCAACATTCCGGCAGGTGGCAATTTAACGATCACCTGCGTTGAAACGGTTTCAGTAGGGCTCGCGCAAGCGCTTAGTAACATCAGCAGGGATATGGCAATCAATGCTTTCCATTTCCTTTTTAAGCATGTCCATTTCGGCATTGAGTTTCCTTTCTGCTTCTATCTGCTCTTGCTTACGCCGCACAAAGAGTTGGTTCGTTTTATCCGCATCACTTTGTAAAGTGTTTATCACTTCCAAGTTGGTGACATTATCCGCCTTGGCTCGGGCAAGCTTTTCAGTCAAAGCCACTTCTTGTAGCTGGCTTGCATCCAATTTCAGCCATAGCACCCAAACCGTGATACACAACGTTCCAACCGCGAGTAACTTAATCCACTTCCATGCAGCGAGCATATTCAAGCCCTCGCCTTTTCATCAACCCGGGTAACTGTTCACCGCCGCCATACACCCATTTGGGCAGTTCTTTGCAAGCTCGTTCGTAGTCGCCTTGCTTGATGTAAGTGAAAATCCGCGTGGCGCTACCGTCATGGTTTTTCATAAACCGCGAGCAACCCGTGTTAAAACTAAATGACGTAAACGCATCGAACTGGCCTTGGCTCATGGGTCGCTTAGCCGCCTTTTCTGCCGACTCGATGCACTGCTCGGCACCTTGCAGGTTTACCACCCAATCTTTTGCCACTTGCTCTAGTGTTATGGATTGCTCTGGCACACCGTGAGTATTGCCGATTCCGTTGGTGATTAACCCTGCAGGGCAGGTGTAAGGTTCAAGTCGGCACCCTTCGGCATTGCCTGTGATGTCGAGCGCTTTAGGGCTAACACGCAATTCCCCTTGGGCTTCACCGTCGATCACCACTTGGCCGACTGACGCTTTAAATTCATCACCATAAAGGCTATTGCCTCCGGTAATGAGGCCAATGGCCGCGACCACCGAACATAATATTTTTCTACTCAGTTTCATTTATAAAAACACCTTTCTCTTTGGCTATTTTTTGCATCGCACGTTTGTGCCAAACATTGGCTAATAACGCGCCTAAACCAATAAATATGGAGGTTAAGAAATACCACTGTTCTAATGTTACTGAACTCAACAGCACACCCGTTGCCGACATCGAATAAGCGATATAACCCGTTACTTTGTCGTACCAATCTTGCATCTTATTCACTCCCTTGCGGCTTGGCATGGTGTGCAATACTGACAACCTGGTACTTTTTGGCGGCGGGCTTCGGGGATTGGGTCACCGCACTCGCCGCATTCGTGCGCGCTTTCCCGTTGGTTAACTTGCTGAGCCCTTGCCAGTTGGTTAGCAAGCGCCACTTCCGTGAATTGGGTTTCAAGGCCACAGGCATGGTCGATAACATCAGGCATTCAGCCCCCTATTTATTGAGCAAAGAGCTACTGCACCAAGTCTTCAGTTTCATCAGGGCGCAGATATGAAACGCCATTAATTTTCACAAAGTCTGGGCTTGTTACTTCAAACGGCAGCTTGTGAACCAAAGCGCTACCACCATTGGAATCAACATCGAGCAAATCAGAGATTTTGATGCGACAACCAAAGGCTTCTACCTTCAGCTCATCGTTATCAATCTTGCCGTAGAACAAGGCGTCAAAGTCAGGCAGGCCACGCCAAGAACCGGCTTGTTTTGCGCCCTTACTCATTTGGTTAAACTGCTGAGTCGTCAACTCCATTTCACCGCTTGCTTCCACGTCACCATCTACATAGCCATCGGGGACGCCAGCGGTTTTATTCACGGCAGAATTATCGGTAATAGACAGCGTGACTTTTTGCGCTTTGAGCTTGTAGTCGCCCATTGAAAAGTGCATGTTCTTGCCAGAAATACGCATGCTCATGGTTATGCCTCCGTATCGGCAGGGTTAGAGAGATCAAGCCCAATGTTCACAACAATGTGTTTCGGGCAGTTATGAGGCTGAACCATCAAACCAATCACGACCTTAGTCTTGCTCTCCCAAGTGATGGTGACGTCTTCGTCATTGGGCGGCATGATTTCACCTGGGAACTGAATCCCACCAATTTCAGTGGTCTTCGACATGTCACGCATGTCTTTACTGAAATAAGTGCGGTTGAGCTCGATACTCGGTGGGGTTGAATTAAGAATGCGGTCAGCAATACGACGAATCGCTTTAATACGAACGCGGCGGTTTAGCTTGTGAGTTGGGCGAACGTATTCAAGGAATTGGAAATCACCGCCTTTCGCTTCCAGCGTGGTGGCATCTGTCCAGTAAATACCTTCCATATCGGCATACCATTGCGGTAGGGAATAACGCCCATCGGCTAGCGCAGAAATCGTGCTCATTTCCAACGCGTTACCGTTTTTGTCCACGGGCATTTCGCCAAGGCCAAGCAAACTGCCAGTTGATACGCGCATCGGGCTATCGGCCACTGTTACTGCGCGATCACACAAACGACCACCCAGCACCCCAACATTATTGCCATTCAGCATTGGCACTGGTGTTACCATGTTTGCGACCACATCGTTGACAAATGAAAGCATCGCGGTTTCGTAGTCGGCCCACGTTTGGCCGTTCTCTTCGGTTGTATCAATGCCAGTGCACGCAGCAAGGAAGAATACCCAACGGCCAAGTTTGCTCGTTAACTCTGTTGCTTTGTCTTGCATCGCAGAGAGCTCGGCCTTGTCGGTCACCACATCAACAATACCAATCCCTTCGAACGAATCGGTTTGGTTCGCTAAGTCAACCGCAGCTTGCCATGTATCACCATCTTTCAAGCCAAAGATGGCAGCTGTCCAGTTCTGTTTGCCGTTCAGCTGGGCGGCTTTCACGTTCTCGCCTAGCGCATCATCGGCCATTACATCATCAAGGTTGGTCATGTTGTTGACACGGGTCACTTTGCCTTGCAGTTCGGCTTTGTCGGTTCGCCCAATGTAGAGCAGGTGGCGTTCAATCTCTGGGATCCCGCCTTGCCCTAAATTGAGGTTGTTTACCTCTACCTTTCCGGTTGCCATTGGTTCTTTCCTCGTTTATTTTCGCGTCTTGGCCTGCTCAAAAACCTTGATGAGTTGGCGGGTTACTTCACGTTCTTTACTGCCTAATATTTGGCGCTCTACTAAAGGAATATCCCAAGCAGACACACTCGGCTGATTACTCAGTTCACGAATAATTTGCCCGGCTTGACCATGGGTAACGGTCGCCATTAACAGCTTGAGTGTGGGTTTCTTTCTTCCCTTGCCACTCTTACGCGGTACGGTGTAACCCAACTCTCTCAGCTTTCGCGCCTGCCCTTTAGAACACGGCGCGGAATAGTCTGGCGTTCCCCATCGTTTTTGCATTTGGCGTTTGGTCATTTTTTGCTTTTGACCTAGGTGATGCCTTGATGCAATTCTTGCAGTGAGCTTATTGCTCCAAGTCAGGTCAAGCGTGTTGGCATTTCTCACATAGGGCGTTAACCCCTTTGCCATTCGGCGCATTACCTTCCCGCGCTTGTTCCCTTTCTTGGGTGTTAATGTTTGGCCGTGAATGTCTTTTTTCTGCTGAATACGTTTGCGTGTATTGGCTTTTTCCCAACGGCCTAAGGTTTTCAATATCCAAATACGCTTTCTTGGTGGAAGGGCTAACATGGCAAGCTTTTCTTGCATATTGAGCACATCCCTTTGATTCACATTAACTGTCGGTTTCATTCACCAACTCCGCTTCTTCTGCGGTGTAAATCTCAACGGCTTGAACTCGGTACTTAGTCCCGCGCCAAGTGATCATCCCACCCTCATCGGGAACCAACTCAATCGGCTCCATCAACTCAAGTTCGATACTCACATCAGCCGCTTCACTACTGATCACATCAACCGATAAAGTTGGGTCTTCAAGCTCTTGTTCATTACGGTCTTCTTCGTGATCACTTAACCAACAGGCAACTAGAGCCAACAAACAACGTGGGTCTAACAACTGGTGAGGGAATTCCTCAACCGAGAGCACCGCGTTGTACTTCCAAAAACAAGCGATATACCCACCGTTACCACGGTCTTCACCGCTCGGCACAATCGAACCACCTTCCTGCCAAGCTTCGATCTTGTTATCCAGAACGTTGCTGTTCAGGTGGCTAACGATGTAATCCGTTAGGTGCTCCAACTTGGTTTTTACGTAGGCGGTTTCGCTCATATCGAATCAATGCCATTGGCGCTGCGTCCGAGTAATTGAGAAACATCTTTATTGCTTTGGGTCAAGAAGCGTGCCGCCTGTTGTGGTTCATCTGTTGCCACGCTTTCCCCTTCCTTACGCCTGTCTTGTGTCGCAAATTCGGGCAACAGTTCAGAGTGGGCTCGGCCATATACAGCACGTTTATACAAAGTAGTTTTTGCAAGAGCCATTGATGGAGGAAGACCATCGACCGATAGGCTTTCCAACTTCTCTTGAATATTGAGCGCTGCAATCGTGACGGCTGCTTCAATAGAGTCACTATTAAACGTAAAAGGAACCCGACGTAGTTCGCGAAACTCATCTGTCGATAAATCTGGCCAACCTTCACCTGGTATTACTTTGTCGTTGGTCTTATCGGTCTTTCCGCCAAAACTCATGATTTAGCCTTCTTAATGTACACGGAGTAAATAGGTGCGCCTCTAGCCACTGAGTCGACGGAATAAACAGGGTGATAAATCACTTGTTCTTCCTCGTCAGCCGAGGCGCGACGGCTTAGGAGCTGTTCTAAACTAGAGGTTGTCGCCACTCTCTAACGCTCGGATACGTTGCTCGATTTTATCAATCATCGTTTTTACGCCGATGGCTGGGTGTTCGTCTTGAGCTTTAAGTAAAAAGTTTTTGGCTTTCTCTAACGTTTCCGTATCACCCACGGAGCCTGCATGAACATCACCTTTTTCATTCCGAAGCAGGTAAAGGCCTGCGAACTTGAACCACTTAGCGCTGAGTTTTTCCGTGATTGCCCACTTAGGTTTTTCGCCGTTTTCATCCGGGGTTAAATTGGCAAACACATGATTGAAGTACGGCTCAATTGAATGACCATATGACGCCATACGCTCAGACCATTTCAACACTTCATCGGCACAGAAAGTGGCAAAGTCTCGCTTGAATCGCTCGGGTGTATCTAACCCACGTTCGATAGCAATGTCACACCACTCAATCGCAGTTTCTAGATCTTCGATATCGAAGAGCCAAATTACCATTTGAGTAAATAACGGGTTATCGAACTGCTCGTCACCGGCTAAGTACTCCTCAATCGCTTGACGGTATTTAGGAACCAAAACTTCACGTTTGTGGTTAACCTTCTCATCCGTTCGATTGAAGGTTTTAAGCACCTTCAAATCACTTTCGAGTTCAGATAGAAGCAGGTGCAAACTGTTTGGGTTAGCGACAAACTGTTTCTCAGGTGTCGATTTCTTTTGCTGTTTTGCCAATGCTTCTTGGCGTAACTTAGCTAATGGACTTGCCATGATTCACCCTTACGCTGGTACTGGTTCAACAACAGTGACGTCTTCGATAGCTGCAAACTTGTTGTAGTTGCCCACGGCATAACCTTCTTGGCGAAGATATGACGTTTCGAAGCGCTTACGGTCTTCTTCGTTACGAGACTTACGCCACTGCGTACCCTTTTGAGTCAGGATCTGCAGGTTGGTTAAGTTCGTTACCCAAATCATATTTGGTGGGAAAAATGGCGGTGTATATACCGTTTTACCTGCAACGGTCTTCGCTAAGCTTTGAGCTGCTTTATGCTCAGTCGGTACTTCCGCTGATTCCAATAAACGATGCTGTTCTGCGGCCACTAAGTTGCGGCCAATCAGAACCACCAAGTCAGGGTCGCCTTGGTGCACTTCATGGATAGTGGTGTTGGTTAGATCGTTAACCAGTGAATCTAGGTTTTTATACGCCCCGTCGGTTGCACCAGTAGAATCAAGCTTGGCAGCAGGAAGAACTTGAGCTGGCGCCTTTTCTTTCGCAAGCTTCAACCAACCCTTGTTAACGTCTTGTCCCATTGGGTTTGCTTCTGGGTCCGTGTTTTCACCTGCTATGGAGGTACCATGGAAACCAATTCGCAGCTTATCTAAAGCAAAATTCCGCGTGATGGCGTTGTTCATCAGCTTCATCCACTGACCTTTACCACCCGAATTCGCCCAAATTGTCATGGTAATCCAGTTGATATGAGCACCGGAGTCCGTTTCAGTTAGCTCGTAGGTATTACCGCTTTGGTCAAGCGAGCCCATGAAACGACCGTCTTTAACTCGACCTGTCAGCAAACCACTGTCGCCCACATCGATCACTTGACCTTTAATCTGGTCAACCGAAATATTGGAAATACGGTTTAAGAAAGAGTCTGATTCAACAATGGCTTGGCGAAGCTTCGTTTCCATCACTGGCGTGATGTTGAATTGCTTAGACGCATCTACCACGCCACCCGCTTTTGCTACGGCTTGGCAATATTCATCTAAAAATTTTGTCGATACTGCATTGAGCATTTACACGACCTCCACAGTTGATTCGCCGCCGTTGCCTTCTTCACCTGGCTTTTGACCCGGTACTTCTTGCTTAAGCTTTGCGAACTGGGTTTCAAGGTTTTGTACTTGCTCGGCTACAGGAGCAAGCTGTTTCTCTAATTCACTAGAGAACTGCTCTAAAGAGAACGTTTGAACCTCACCTTCTGGTTTAGCTTCGGGTTCGTTAGGTGTTTGCGCTTGCAGGTTAAACTCTTGCTTGAGTTCATCCTTTAGTTCACCTTTCATGATGCCGAACTGCTCTTTCAGTGCAGTTTTAAGTTGTTCTTCGGTCACTTCTTCTTCCTCTGGTTCAGGATCAGGTTTTTGCTCTGGTTGTTCATCACCAGAATTGAAAAAGGCATTACACAAGGCAAAGAATCGGTCTGTTTTTGAGTAACACTCATCCAGATTGATTTCTTCCAGTTGGCTGCAACTCAGCTCTGTGGTTTGACCTTCTTGTCGTGAAAACTGAAGTAATGAAACACCAGACGACGCAGGGGAATCGGTCACGGCTAACCCCATCAGGTAGCACTTTCCTTGCCCTTTATAATCTGGATTGGGTTCTATGGAGGTAAACAGCTTCTGCCCAAGCTTATTGGCTTCAAGTAAATATTGATTAGGTTCAAGTTTGGCAAACAAGCGCATTTTCCCATCCACTTCTTCAGCTTTTACGGCAAGTACTTTGCCCCAGTTACTTCCGTAACCAGCAAAGCGTTTGTGTTCAGGCCAAATCAAAGCGGTGTATTCACTCAGGGCATAATTTTCTGCAATCTGCATGAGCCATTCTCGGGTGATCTTACGACCATCAACCGTCGGCCCTTCTGTTGCTACAATTTTCCAATCACTGGTTTTTGCCATTTGAGTTTTTACCTAGTATTAATTTGTCAATTAGGTGTTTCAGACCTTCACAATACGCCTTTGATTTGCCCGTTTCAGCCACTTCAATTCCGACCAATTCGGATACAGGACGTATCCGAACCCATCCGAATTTTGCTATGCAATTTAGGCGGTTACCTCGGCGTATGATTGGTTCATGGCATATTCTCCTGAAACACGACACGCGGCCCGTTCCCTTTATTTAAAGGCTTGGACGCCCAATGAAATCGCTTCCGAACTAGGTTTGAACAGCACCAGAATCATTTATCACTGGGCTGACAAATTTGGATGGCGTGATATGTTGCGCGAGCAAACGATTGATGAATCGATAGCGCGTAGAATTGAAACCCTGCTTGAGCTGGAAAACCCGACCAAAGGCCAGCTCGATATGCTTGATAGGCTCATCAAGCACCACGTACAACTTAAAAAATTCCATGCTCAAGCTCAGCCAGTTGGAGAGAAACACTCAACTAACGAAACTGAACCTGTAGCTAAAACGAACGGTAAAAGCTCGCGTTCTAATAAGTCTGACGACAAGCAGAAAAAGAAGAGCAAAAAGAAGAACAACATTGCAGAGCTGACCAAAGAGAACTTCGCGACCTGGCATGAATCGCTCTTCGAATATCAGCACACGATGCGTAACAACCTGCACCAACGTACTCGTAATATTCTTAAGTCCCGCCAGATTGGCGCCACCTACTATTTCAGTGGTGAAGCGTTAGAAGATGCGATTTTGACCGGCGATAACCAGATATTCTTATCCGCGTCTCGCGCCCAGGCAGAAGTATTCAGAAGCTACATTATTGCGATTGGTGAAGAGTTCTTAGGTGTTGAATTGACGGGCAACCCGATCATTCTCTCTAACGGTGCCGAGCTACGCTTTCTATCGACCAACTCAAAAACCGCACAAAGTTATCATGGCCATGTTTATGTGGATGAGTATTTCTGGATCCCGAAATTCGATGAGCTCAACAAACTCGCCTCAGCCATGGCCACCCATAAGAACTGGCGCAAAACCTACTTCTCGACCCCTTCCGCCAAAACGCACCAGGCTTATACATTTTGGACCGGTGACCAATGGCGCAGAGGTCGTGATTCTCGCGCTAACATCGAGTTCCCGACCTTCGATGAATATCGAGACGGTGGCAGGCTCTGCCCAGACAAACAGTGGCGTTACGTTGTTACGATTGAAGATGCAGCTGCAGGCGGTTGTGAACTGTTCGACATAGATGAACTGCGCGATGAATACAGCAAAGACGATTTCGATAATCTGTTTATGTGCATTTTCGTTGATGGCGCCAGCTCCGTCTTCAAGTTTTCAGCGCTCGAAAAAGCCATGGTGGATATTAGCCGGTGGCAAGACTTTAAGCCCAGTGACAAAGACCCCTTCGATCGCCGTGAAGTTTGGTTAGGTTACGACCCAAGCCGAACTCGAGACAATGCTTGCTTGGTTGTAGTTGCACCACCGATTGCTGCTGTTGAAAAGTTCAGAGTACTTGAAAAGCACTACTGGCGAGGATTGAACTTTCAGTATCAGGCGCAGCAAGTCTCAAAGGTATTTGAACGATATAACGTGAGCTATTTGGGTATTGATACAACGGGCATTGGCGCGGGTGTCTATGACCTGATTAACAAGAAACACCCACGTGAAACCGTGGCCATTCAATACAGCAATGAGAGTAAGAACCGGTTGGTGATGAAGATGATTGATGTGGTCGAAGCCAACCGCATTCAATTTGATGCTGAACACAAAGACATCGCCATGGCATTCATGGCCATCAAGCGAGCGACCACCAATAGCGGTAACAGCATGACCTTCAAAGCAGAGCGCAGCGAATTAACCGGACATGCCGATGCATTTTGGGCGATTTCTCATGCCTGCATTAATGAGCCGCTCGATCATTCTGAAAAACGAAAATCAACATGGCAGATGTAAATCAATGACTGAACAGACAACAGAAATAATCACGAAAGAATCCGCTAATGATGAAAGCTTGATGTTTAGCTTTGGTGAGCCGGAAATCATGGATCGTGATTTCACCAACTACGATTACAACGAGCTTTACTACAACGAAGACGGTAACTACTGGGAACCACCTTTGGATAGAGTTGGGTTAAACAAACTCACTAGAGCCAACGCTTATCATGGTTCTATCTTAATGGCTCGCCGCAATATGATCTCAGGTCGTTACACCCAAGGCGGAATGCAGAAGCAACAAATGCAATCAGCAGTGCATGACTTCTTAGAGTTCGGTGACACAGCCCTGCTCAAGCTGCGTAACTACTTTGGTAAAGTTATTGGGCTATGGCCTATTCCTACGATGTATTTACGCAAACGTAAGAACGGTGACTTTGCTTTCCTAGAGCGTGATGACAAGCAGAAGAGTTACAAGAAAGAAGACATCATATTCATCAAACAATATGACCCTGTCCAGCAAGTTTACGGTGGACCTGATTACCTTGGTTGTGTTCAATCAGCGTTACTGAGTCAAGACTCAACCACGTTCCGCCGTCGTTACTATAAGAACGGTTTGCACATGGGCTTTATCTTCTATGCTACCGACCCTAACTTAAGTAAAGAAGATGAAGACGACCTAAAGCAGAAGATGGCTTCAAGCCGAGGCGTGGGTAACTTCCGCTCGATGTTCATCAACATTCCAAACGGCAATGAGAAAGGAATTCAACTCATACCCGTTGGCGACATAGCGACCAAGGATGAGTACGAGAAAATTAAGAACGTTACCGCGCAAGAGGTGATTACCGGCCATCGCTTCCCTGTTGAACTGGCTGCAATCATACCAAATGGTGGTACGCGTGGTGACCCTATTAAATTTGATTACGTTTACTGCAAAAATGAAGTAATACCCGCTTGTGAAATGTTCATGGATGCCGTGAACCGCGACCCAGAAGTACCCAAACACCTACATTTAACCTTCAATTTAGACAATGTGGCGGCCTAAATAGCGTGACAGTTTTTGCAATTTTGTTTTTCTCTGTCATTTGCGTTCAGCCCTTGTTCCATAAGGGCTGAACAACACCGACAATGATCATCACCAAACACAAACGATCATTAAAAAACTGACCTAAAATACAAAAATACTATCATTTCAAAAGCTTAACAAAACCAATCAGATCAACACTGATCATCAGAATTTCAATTCCTTGCAATTTTTTGCACTCTTCGCAATTTTATTAGACGCTCTGTAAACCATTTTAAGCACGACTAACTTAATGCTAGCCCCTTTATTCCTAAAGGGCTAGCGGCCTGTTGGACTCCCATCACGGCTGCAAAATTTCACTGAAATAGAATTGCGAAAAAATGAGATCAAAAACGTCGCAGGCGGGGAGGAGGAGTGCGTTTTCCGTGGGTTAGGCGTGCTTTCCGTGAGCAAGATAAAGATAGTTTCTTGCTGCTCTTGAAAAACTAGTTTATGTCCCTATCTATGTAAGGAGAGGATAGAGAGAGCTTAGGGCTGTATTCAGCGGGAGTACTCAAGATATTAGTCACCAAACCAATACAACTGGCGAGGAGGCCAATATGAAAAATGTTCTAGTTACGCTATACCGAAAAATCAAAAGCAATGTTTCATTCTCTAACATGCAGGTGCTGCTTGGTTGGGCAGCTACATACGTAAGCTATCAATTTACAACGGACGACCCATTTATTCTCTACACATCCGTGGCTTTGTCACGAGTGCTGCCCTAAGCTTTCTCACTACACCCTCAATATTGAGGGCGTTTTTATATCTACCTATCCAAACACCCTAACCTGCATCAGTCCCCGATTATTCCTGAAAATTACAAACCCTATGGTAAAGTACAGACAGGCTTATTCGGCAGCTAACGGGCTTATTCGGCCTCCATCGGCACGACAAAGATGAGTTATTATTGTTGACAAGTCATACGCTAGGTACGAGAATCATCGAATAGTTGTGGTAATATAATTACCAAGTAATACCCCCATATAGACCGCATTCAAATAATTTCAATACTTTAGGAGGCATCATGTTTAGTTGGTTTAAACAACAAGACGACTCAGACCGTCTTCTTAAAATCATGAAAGAGAACCGTAATCGCGTGACTATTAGCTCCAATGGTGTTGTACGCCTTAACCTTCAAAATGAAGAAGTTATGGACAAAATCAGAGCGGATATGGAAAAGCTTAAAGAGCTAGATAAGATTAAGGTAGTTTAACTCGATGGGAGTTGTTTTAATCGCAGTCGCTCTCATCTCTGGTTACGTATTTGCCTCTCAACATCTTTCCTCAAGATACCGTCTAAGTCGAACAGAAGGCTGGCACTCATATTTCTATGTAGCGTCTAGAGGTGTCATATTTGGAATCATTGCTGCAACCTTTTGTTTTGCTTTAGATTACTACGATTGCATTTCTAGATTTATTAAGCCGAAGGGATACCTCCTTAGTGACTTCGATGATTTATTTCTAAGCATCAGCGATATTAAAGGGTTAGCTTGGGCATTTACCACACTACTTCTTGCACAAGTTTTTGGTTTAGCTTCACGATCATACTATTATATTTGGCCTACGCGGAAAGACAAAAGACTTCAAAAAATAGCTTCAGAGAACCACTTAGAAAACTTTATTCTTGAAGCTTCTTTCACTCAGTTCCCCATTTTGATTACTCTTAAGTCACGCAAGACCTACGTGGGTTTATGTATGGGTGACGAGCTTATTAATGGCGAAGTCGACAACATTGCACTAATCCCTTACATCAGCGGTTATCGCAATAAAGATGAGCTCACCTTTGAAGACACAACCAACTATCAAGAACATTACATAACTGAAGGGATTTTGGATGGTTCTCATCAGAAACTAACCCTTAATAATTTTAGAATTGTAGTTCCCCGAGCTGAAATTGAGAGTTACGCATTTTTTGACCTCGATACATACATCAAATTCAAAACTATAGAACGCAAGTCTAAGCTAGAAAAACTACAAGGTTACACTGCCCCCGTTCACCTGAGCGGTTTTACTATTCGAAGCTAGTAGCTGTATAAATCATCAACATAATTTAGTACTATGAGCCTATCATTTCGATAGGTTTATGGTGTCATATGAGAGTAGTTTGCCCCGAGTGTGGCGAGAAAGCCCGCATACAAAAATCAAACCGTATTTCAACGGGTTATAGCGATTTATATTGCAGTTGTAGTGACCCCGAATGCGGTCACTCTTTTGTGATGAACCTAACCTTCAGCCATACTCTTAGCCCTTCAGCTAAAACGACTTCTCAGCTAGCTTTTGAAATGGTTAAAGCTCTGGCGCCCGATCAGCGCCAAGAACTTAAACAACAGCTATCAATCCTCTAAAGTTTAAATTCCGGGCTATCTCCACCATCAGCCATCTCAATTAGCTGCTTCATTGCGGCTAATTTTTCAGGCTTCAACTCTTCTCTTTGGTCTGCAACCAATAAACCCATCAAATAAATACCTACATCAGCTCTGCTTTCACCTTCAGTGCTGAGTGCTACAGCATCTATAATGAACTCCATCGCTTGTAAAAATATGTCCTGTTGTTTTAATGACATAGCTCTACTCCAAACCAAAAGACTGTACAAATATACAGTACTTTTAAAAATATTAATACAGTGTTTTTATGAAGCGAGATTCACCCCTCATTCTGAGAGCTAATCTGAGCCTTAAATCAACGGCCACTCGTCGATTTCAGGAAAGAATGACAAATTAGGCTGTTCATACTCATAGTCGTCATCTTCTCCGGTTAGAGGTTCAGGCGATTTTGCCTCGATACCATCTAACCAGCTTAAATCTAGCTTGTGTTGGTACTCTTCAACGAGCTGAGCAGGGCGAACCGTACCGCAAGGCAGGTGCTCCGCAGGGCGGATTCTTATACTCGTTTCATCATCTATTCGAATTGAACTGCCTTCTTGCAGCGCGATTAATGCTGAATCATCAATATTTGGCGGTAAACCACCACCTACTGAGTAAGGTTCTAATAATCGCTTAAGCTGATCGCTGACCTGTACTTTCTGCGGTAGCGTACAGTTATTGACAGAACTCCGAGAGGAATCAGAGATTCCAGAAAGAGCAAGATCAAAAGCCCCCGCTTCAGCGTCTTCGTCCTTCTCAGTTTTTGTCACTATTTGCCAGGTCTTAAGACGAGTCTTAACCAACTTACCTGCAGCAACAAAACCTTCTATCTTGCGAACGTTTTCGCCATGCGGAGAAGCAAACGGCAGCACTTCATAAGAGTTCGTGATCAGCAAATCCTCACGCTTAACGAAAGGGCCACCCTGCCCCATGATGTAGCCTTGCCAGTTGCCATGGTCGGCCGCTTTCATTGTTCCTGCGACATTCACTTGGTCAGTATCAGCCCTCGCCTCATAGTTTTCAGAAATCACAGCCACTAGCTCTGCATTCGTCATGACATGCGCTGGCTTAAAGGGGCCAACCAAACGGTACATCGACATGAGGTAAATAGAGGCCAGTTCTTCACGTTCTTGCTTGAAAACGTATTCCATAAAGGCTTTCTTGTTTTGGCTCGCTAGGCGGCGCAGTTCACGGTAAGTGGTAACCGGCGCCCCACCAAAGAATTGAAATTGACGAATACCCCAACGGCTCTTCCAGGCGTTGACGTTTTTGGCCATAGCTTGCACAGATTGCCCGGTCTCTTTCGAAACCTCTTCACCCATAGCATAGCCATCAATATTTTTTGAAATATACTTAGCGATATAGCCTGTCGCTGTGCCTTTTTCTGGGTCGATGTACCCAAAGTCACAACGAGGCTGATAATTGAATGGGCCTTGAATAGATTGCTTCTTCGCTGCTCGCTTTTCGTTGCGATCGAAGAACGGGTAAAGCTCTTCTTTGTCTTCATCAACCGCATAGCGAATAAACACGTCACGCACCTTGGCCACATGCTCAGGCTTAACCCAAATCAGCAAATGCCAGTGCGGAGTACCATCATGATGTGGCTCAGCAACGCGAATACCAAACCAACGAATTTCATCACGACCTAACTTGGCACGAATGCGCTGCCAAACCTTATTCAAATAGGTTTGTGCTTCACGTGGACTCGCGCCGTTCCAGTGTGGAATGAAGCCGCCTTTCTTATAGCTATTATGATATTTCGATGGTGTTGTCAGCGTTAAGAACAAACCTTGTAGGCCAAGTTCATTGCCGATATCTTCACAGCCACGACAACGAACCATTAACTCATGACGACGAATGGCAGGGTTCGACATGCTTTTCAACACCATGTCTTCCATTTCAACTTCTTCGCCAGTGGTCTCTTCTCTAAGTAGCTGGCCTTGAATGAAATCCCAACTCTTCTTTTGCTGAACTTGGTGTTCTTGAATGCAATCCCATGAAGCATAAGGTGACGCCTTTGCCGATACTTGCCCCATAGCAATGGCTAAATGTTCACGCATAATCTTGCGAATGCGCTTTAAGCGTCTAAACCACCACTTTTCACAGCTCAGCTTAGAGATAAACGACATGATATTTTCAGGCGTTATCTTCTTGTCGTCACTTGGTGTTTTTACTCCAAAGCTACGCACCAAAGAAACGCACTGTTTGTAAACCATTAATGCGGCAATGTTCTCACCGTTCTCGGTTTCACATTCAACTGTCTGAGTCAGTGTCGTTTGATAGCGAATCAAGATAGACACAATTTTAAATGCCATATCTCGAAGTTCATCTTCAACTAACTCGGCAATGACTTTGCTTCTAACAGGTTTACGATTTTTCTCGGCTTGTTCGAAGTCGAAACAGGCTTGCTGGTTCGCTTGTTCAAAGTTGTTTTGCTGAGGCTTGCTATCGTCGTCGACAGCATCACTCAGCAAAGCAACCTTAGAAGTAGTAGGAAGTTGTTTGTATTGCTCTAGCACCAACAGAACACGCCTATGCGCGGGTACCATTTTTTCACGAATGAAAGTGTTTGCGGCAAAGCGACCTTGCTTCTTAAAAATCGAAACATAGCGATTTGCGAAATACTTAGTTAGGTAATGAGGGAGATCGGCAAAGTGTCCAGATAGCCATTCTCGATCGGCAGGGTTTACTTCATATAATTTACGCTCAACAACAGAAAGGTTTTCTGGTTCTATATTAGCGGGCTCGTAACCTGCAGGAATGCAAACAAGCCCTTCATCTATGGCAGATAAAGGGCATAACCAAAAGCGATTTAATGGTTTAACGGGTTGATAGTAAGTCACTAACACTCATCCATAAAATCAGCAGGATTGCGTGTGACTTTCAATTGAACCTGAATTGACTCATCACCAGAAAGCAAAATACCTAACAAGATTTCATTGTCTTGGTGATCACCTTCAATCATTTCGACCAATAATGTTTCAATATAATCAGGTGCTTCAGCCGCAACTTTCAATGCTTCACTCATAGTTGAATCCCCAAAGCTAAAGCCCAAAACGGATCCATGTTAGATGGCTTTTTCATCGCCACTCGGTTGTTTTTAGTCACACGAACACCGCCGCGCTCAACCGGAGTTTCTACCGCTTGCGCCAATGTCATGCCCTTTTTCAAACGAAAGAAAACTGTTGAAGGGCAAATACCAAATGCTTTAGCAATTGGCACTACGCCGTGAATACCTTTATAAACGTGTTTAACACTCATATTTCACTTAGCTCCTGCGTTGTCACTAACATGTAACCACCCTTGCCGCGGCCTTTACTGATAACGCCTCTATCCACAGGGTGCATTACGCAACAATCTAAATCGCGACAGGCTTGGTTTACTGCATCAATGCATGAATCGAAGTCTCCAACCAGAACGTTGGCGACTTCTTGAGTGGTTTCATGGCGGATAATTCCGCCACTAGGGCAAAGTGCTATTGCTGCGTATTGCATTAACAAGCCTCCACAGTTGGGTAACCATGTTCATCGGCCATATCACGCCACCACATTTGCATTTGAGTAGTTTGAGAAGTGGACTTATTACAGGCAGACACAAAAAACAGCGCACGAACGGCACCTAAAGCTTGGTTCGCGATATCTCGGTCAGAAGCCGTGTTGTAAACCACAATCCAAAAAGCCCACCAAGCGGTAATGAAATCTTCTAAACAGAGCCCCTGTTCAGTTCCGTTAACATTCACAAGTAGTGCTCGCGTAGAGTCCAAGCTCAGCACATCGCCTTGGCTAGTTTCTGTGATATTGAAAACACGCATGAACTGTTCAATCTTGCGAGTAGTAAACCCTTCTGAACGCAACGCGTGGTTCAAATCTTTCTGATAAACAGAGATAGTGCTCATGCTGCCTCCTCCCCTAACTTTTTAAGTAGAGTCGTCGCCTCTGTAGCAAAATAACGTGAGTCTTGAATCTGCCTTTCTAGGTCTGCGGTTGTGAGTCCAGCCTCTCGAACCACATCAATACCCGCTTCCATGCAGTCGGCAGCTTCAACTAAACGATCTCGTAAATGCCCCATCAAAATCACACTGTTTAAGTGAGATGAATTTGAAAGAGAAAGGACGCATACCTCTTTGCTTAAACCAAGCTTACCGCCCTGCAATACATGAGTAATTTCATGAACCAGGGACGCACCCGTTTTATAGCCTTCGCTGTCTACTTCATGCTGTATCAACACATCGTTGGCTTGATAGTTACGATCATTGACTCGAATTTCAGCCGTTTTACGGCCTAAACGTACCTCGTTGAAAAACTCTGATTGGGTTTTTACCTCATGTAATTTCATGCCTACTCCCCCACAGCCGACAAACAAAACTGCTCGAATTGATATAACGCTTCATCGTCAAAGTGGCCTAAGTCACGGAGGCCAAGCATTTCAAGAAATAGGTGGCGATTACTCATATCTAAGTTCGCCCAATGGTGAAGCTGTGAAACTTGTTCAATCGAACCGTTGCGATACCAGCTTGGAAATGAATACCCAAAGAACACACGAGCTCGATCGCTTTCCATTGCTTTTTTGATATCGGCTAAAACTTCTTCTTGAGGGCGATGGGTAGCGATAGGCTCTTGCTTCTTCGCGATAGCATCGAGGTGAATCAAAACTTGGTGTTGCTGCTCTTGATTGCTTGAATTAAAACGCTCAGCGATTTGGTTAAAAGACTGACTAAATAGGTGCTCTTCAATATTACTCATCATCAATTCCTCAAATTTTGGATATAAAAAACCCTCCCTCTTTAAATCAAAGAGGGATAAAGGGTGTAGGCATAACGCCTAGTGGCTAGGTTTACTTGGGTGTCACTAAGTTATGACCAGCGCGAAAGTACATCCTGTGCGTTGGCATCAATTCGGTTAATTTCACGTGAAATGCGCATTTGTTCAGCGCGGCAATTGCTCTTAGAAAACTGAGCCTGTAACTCTTCACGCTTTGAGCGAAGTGGCTTTAATTGTCGCTCGCCAAGTTCTCTTCGCGTACGCTGTAATGCAGAAAGGCCACGTTCTTTTTGCTCACGGTTCAGAGACCAACAAGGCAAATCAGGGCATGGGTTTTCTAGCGGTGGGACACCTAGGTTTGAATGTTCGACTGTTGCAACTGACATACTATTTTCCTCTAACTTAAGCCGGGGATTGGTGCACCGTTGGCGATAAAGTCGATTCCCATACTCAAGAACGGGGTTACGCCAGTTGTGCGGTTTTCTACATCCGCGATAAGCTGCACTAAGTTACTGATACCGCTTTGAGCTTTACGAATGATCTTTTGCTTATGCGAACGGGTTAAGCGGTCGTTCCCTGCATGCTCTAAAGCCATGCGAGATAAATCACCAGAATGCATTGCGTTTTCTAATGCGCGTTTAATGAACGTTTCTTCGCTCGCATCATTGGGAATTTGTGCGGTCACCACACCGAGGCCAAGCAAAAGGCTATTAAGAATGGTGAAGTTGCCACTCGCCTTGGTGATCATCACAAGTTCTACGTTGGTAAGTATGTGCGGCTGCTCTGGGTTGAGCTTGTTACGCAGCATAGTGGCATTCATATCCACGGCCTTTGCTAACTTGGTCATGTTCTCCGAGTTCGCAAATGCACAACACGCTTCGTTAAATGCCTTTTGTTTAGAGCCACGGAATTCGCACATTGAGTCAATTTCGTTCATAACCAATACTCAATTGAAGACAAACGGGACGAAAACGAAGCCCCAACCAAAAGCATTGAGCCATAAGGGGCAATACTCTTTGGTTGGAATTAGGGAAGATAAACGCATGAAGGCCTACCCCAACTTTTCCATAGCTTCACGAGTCGCCATTTCTACTAAGGCGATCATATTGATGAGAGGCGTTTCTTTACCTTTTGCTTTAGTTTTAATAGGTAAGCGGCCATCGGCTACCCAATCCATGATGGTGCGCTTAGGCATTCCAGAGAACTGAGAGTATTGGTCGTACGTCATGAAAGGCGTATTTAGGACTACTTGATATGAGAGCATAGTGATATCCTGTTATGTTATTGAATGTGTTGTACCGGACTAGCGAGTTGCACCTCGCGGTTAACCGTTGAGTGAGAATGTAGACTTTTTATGAGTGAATATCAAGAACAAATACCTTCTTTTGAGTACATTGGCGGTAGAGATGTAACAGAAAGGATGAAGATCGTCACAAAAACAAGTGACTTCAAGTCGCTTGGTGAGTGTTTAGGCGTGTCAAAAGGCACGATCTCGACTTGGCACCAGAGAGGGTTAACCCCTTACGAAGTGATTGTGAGACTTCATTTGAGGACTGGAGCTTCTATCAAATATCTAGCCTTGGGAGAAGGTGAACCGTTTGATGACAAGAAAACCCATACATCTAAGAGAAACGAAGTAAAAAGACTCTTCGATGTTGATCTCTTTTCACTTTCAAACGGCAAGCTTGTTGGCAATGAAACGCTAGCTTTTGATAAGAGCTACTTAGACAAACTTGGGGTTCTGAATGTAATGGGCATCGAGCACGATGGGACAACATTCATTGTCGATAAAGAAGTTCACCAAGCAGTAAGCGGTACGTACCTAGTGGATATGGACGGTCTGCTGTCTCTAAACGACATTCAACGTTTACCCGGCAAGAAGCTGGCGATCAGCTTTAACGGCTCGACTCTAACCGTCGATGAAGATGAAGTAAGGGTTGTGGGTAGAGTTGCTTTGGTTATGGAGAAGAAGTGATGGGCTTAACGTTCGTTTCGTAGAAAGTAATCAATTAAATACAAACCAGAAGGCATTCATATGAAACAAGCTGCAACGCCAAGTTTAGTTACACAAAAGCATCGTTGGAAAAAGCATTTAAGAACAAAGAAAAACTACCAACCTAACAAAATTAATGTAACTAAAAACACTGCAGGGAGTTCGAAAAAAAGCTCTAATATTGCTGAGTTGACGGGAGCCAAAATAGCGAAAGAATTCGACAAATTACACCTAGAAAGGAAAGCTCTCAGTAAAAAATCATGTAGAACTGGGACATATAAGTTCCCAGTACCAAAGAACTTTGACATCTATCAATATCCAGAGAAAGTATTTGCTGGTTTAAGTGAGCTTTTTTCAGCGGCCACCTCAAAGCATGTTAAACGAATCTTATTTTCCCATAAATCACAAAACACCTGTATGGCTAGTGAAGCTTTACTGGGAATTCTTGCAACCGATTTATGCCGAGCTAGAGTACTAGGTGATCACCCATTGCAACTAAAAGGAACAATTAACGAGGGAATCGCTACCCATGAGCTAATTAACGAGGCCGGAATTGTCGCAGAGCTTAATCACGCAAAAATATTAGCTGGAGAACCTTTGAGCACGTCTAAAGGTTCATTTGTATATAGGAATGACAGCAACAAATTTGAGTCAGCCAGTGCAACAGCAGATGATGCGAAAACTAACGTGGCTGAAGAGTGTATTGAAAGTTTTTGTGAAGGTTTGAAAGTTCTCTCTTTAAAAATGCACGATGATGTAAAAGATGAACTACAGATGTGCTTAGCAGAAGTATTAGATAATGCTGAAGAACACTGTCATCGAACAGCTCCCAATTGGTATGTTAGGAGCTACCTAAACTGCAGCCATGAAAGTCAAAGGTATTTCGAGCTTATGATCATGAATATTGGGCACTCAATTGCAGAAACCTTTAATGAGCTTCCGAGCTCTAGCCCAGCCAAAAAACTTGCCCAAGACTACGTAGATAGACATAGCGCAAGCTTTGGCTCTGATGCTCTGACTACAGTAGCTGCATTACAAGGAAATATTAGTTCGAAAAAAGATGAAGAACCAACTAGAGGACAAGGAACTGTTCGATTAATTGAAACATTTGAATTAATATACAAAGCTTATACCAGTCTAAGAGGCAATGGTAATCATAAAGACAAAGCTATGATGAATATCATTTCGGGCTCTACTGTAATCCACTTTGATGGAAAGTACTCTTCCAAAACCACAACAAATGTCGATGGTAGTGAAGATGTACATATTCCTCTTAATGAGGAGCAGTCCTTACAATTCCCTCCGAGCTCTAAATGCGTTAAAACCATGGATCAAAATCATTTCCCTGGTGTTATGATTAATATTAGAATTCCATTAAATGGTAGTACAGATCCATTAGATAACCTGCAGGAATAACCTATGTCTGAACAAAGAATTGATTTCACAAAATTTGAAGGAAAACTGCTTTCAGGCAGAAAGAATGGCGAGCGAGCGCATAAGTTACTTGGTATTGAGCTTGCGGATGGTTACAAGTTTATCGCTAGACAAGAACAGTTGATAACTAGCTCATACTTTCTTGGCTTAATGAGTAACGAACTTCAGGAGCTTAGTTCCTCAATTGACATTGAAGAATTAATGGCGAGACTAGATACATCAAATCTCAATGAAAAGAGTAAAAGTGAATGTACTAGGGCAATCCGTCGCAGCATTACAACAGCTAGATCTCTATAGGCATTATATGAGCCGTTTGTTATGTTTTTTCTTAATATGTTTTGTCCACAATGCTTTCGGCCAACCACCAAGCTCATACTTGGACGTTGACCAAAAAGACTCAACTATTACACTAAAGCTAGAAGGTAACACTTCAAATGTTGAGGGGATCTCACTTGAAGCTATTTTTGCAGGTTTTGCTGTTTTAATATCAGTTGGCTCTTTTTTCTATACTCATAGTCTAACTAAAAAGCAAAAAAAGGAGTCTATCCATGACCTTTTTTGGCTTAGAGAAGTTATTTATCCAAACTGCTTAAAGTACTTCGTAGCTTTTATTGACGAAGCCCCTCAATTATTTAGAGCAAATGGACAAAATATCAATGACTTTTGGGAGAGCTACGGCTTAGAAGAAACAAACAAAATTCGAGATAGTTTCATTTGGTTAGTGTCTGTGGACACACAATTAAAACATGATGCAGAGCTAATCATGGATGACCTAGACGACAAAATTGCTGACGTGGAATCCGCTGAAGAACTCAACTTGATACTAAGTCAAACAGCAGAAAAATTTATTTCACTCCTCAAAAACACACAAGAAGCAATTTAGCCTCATGTAAACTGTAAACAGGCCTAACTTATATGTTAGGTCTACTTTCAGACTGAACTAACACTCACCCACCTCAAACTCGGCACCTATTGGTTATATCCAAGCCAGTACTTTATCTTCACTAAAGTACTGGCTCTTCTATCGCTGTAACATTCATTTTTCTAAACGACAGGTACTTGGTAAAACCAGTACTAATAATCGCTTTACCATTAGCAGAGAATCCTACATGCCCAACAATAATAACGTCTGAACCATCCAACTCTGAAACTTCAGTCAATTTGAAGTTCTTTAACAACTGTTCTTTTAATGAAGATGAAAGACTGACACTCGGCTCCTTCCTATAATCGCCGTAATTCAACCACAACGTTCCATTCTTATCGACATTTAAGTTGTTAATCGTTCCCCAGAAGATGAACTCCTTACCAATATGCTCGCGACTTACTGAAGATATTGGCACCAAGAAGTCAGACAACACCCCTTCAATAACTGCTCTACCGCCATCTGTAACTATTTTGATGGTTTGCCCTCTATCTGCATAATGAGGGTTTCGGCAAAGGTTTGTTAGTAGAGCTCTTAGTGATTTATTTAAAGGAAAACCACTGCCATTACCCAAGCCTTTGGATTGCTTACTACTTACGCGTGTTGATTCTTCGTCACCGTGTAAACCATTGTCTTTGGAAACATAAAGAGAGTTAGCACCGGTTTTATCCAAATCGACTTTTAAATCAGCGGTTGTTTCACCATCACCGTCTTTGTCTTCATCAACATCGTCACTACTAAATAACACCGTTGACGCATCACACCCATCTTCATGCTTAGCACCAAAGCAAGCCATTCGATTAACTTTGGCTGTTGAGTAACCTTTAACAAACCAAGCTTTCTTACCACAAACAGTGCAGTCGATCAGGCCTCGGTACTTTTCAGGATTGGCTTCGTAATCCTCTGTTGTACATTTACTACCATTTTCTCTATAAGTGCAGGTGATCATAGATTATGCAACCGATTGATCTTAATGATAGCACTCTACCAAACTTATAAGATTCTCAGTTTAAAACCATATGCACAATGTGACGTATGTCTTACGTTTTATAAACTATCTCATTAGTATTAAAACAATCGGAATACATTGTTTTTCCCATCTTGTTCAAGGCCTTTGATCTGATGGTGTTTTGGTTCTCCACCAAACAATAAGATATACAACTTCCGGTCTTGATACGTCCCCACTACATAGTGGTCTTTTTGTATCACGTATTCGATAGTTTCGGCTTCCTCATCAGTGCACAGATACTTAATATCGACCAGCTTCACCCACTTCAAACCAACTACGTTCTCTGCTTCTATAAACCCACCAAATGGGGCTGTAAAACGATTACCTCGTTTCAAAAGCGCATCAATCATCCCTTGGTTCTTCTTACTTACCCCAATTGGGCCATCACTGTTGATTTTGAAATGACTGTAACCAGCAGTCACATGAATTGAATGATACATAGCAAAACCTATTAACTTTCTTAGCACTTTGAGAGAGGTGTCTAACCTGTGCTTTTTGTCCGATATAAAACATTGTTCTACGCTTTAGCTCGATTTATACTGTTTTTATATACAGTTATTTTAGGCTTTATTATGTCTATCCGCAATTTAAAAGATGGCTCTACCAAACCTTGGATCTGCGAATGTTACCCAAACGGGCGAGCGGGAAAGCGTGTTCGTAAGAAGTTTACGACTAAGGGCGAAGCCAAGGCTTTTGAACTTCACACAATGAAAGAGATTGACGATAAGCCCTGGATGGGAGAAAAGCCGGATCACCGTAGGCTTTCTCAACTTATCGAGCTTTGGTACCAACTACATGGTGTAAACACCAAATCAGGGCCTAGAGCGAAGCGAAGAATGGAAATCGTATGCGAAGCTTTAAATGATCCTATCGCGAATCAGCTGAATGAACGAATGCTTGCCCATTACCGCGCAAATCGCATCTATAAAGGTCGTAACAAAGATAAACTCGCAACAAATCAACCTATCTCTATAGCCACACATAACCATGACCTCATTTGGCTTAAAACCATGTTTAGCGAGCTTATTCGCTTAAAGGAGTGGAAAGGCCTAAACCCAATTGCTGATCTCCGAAAACTTAAAACTTCAGAACCGGAATTAGCGTTTCTAACCGTCGATGAGATCACTCACCTACTTGATGAAGTTAAAGATAGCCCAATGAGTGAAGAGCTCACTGCCATAATAAAGTTGTGCCTAGCAACAGGAGCGAGGATTAGAGAAGCTATCGAGATAAAAGGAGCTCAACTCTCTAAATTCAAAGTGACCTACATTAACACCAAGGGAAAACGAAATAGAACGGTGCCTATATCAGAAGAGCTTTATCAACTCATTCACAAAGACACATCAGGTCGGTTATTTAGCTGTGCATATAGCACTGTCTATAAATGGCTTACTCGAGCATTGCCTAATTTACCCATAGGGCAAGGAACGCATGTTTTACGCCATACCTTTGCAAGTCATTTTATGATGAATGGAGGGAATATTTTGGTATTGCAGAATATTTTAGGTCACACCGATATTTCAATGACGATGCGTTATTCTCATTTTGCACCGAGCCATCTGAGCGATGCTATTCACTTTAATCCTCTGAATTCTTTGCCGCCAAAAAGTGGCGACAAAGTGGCGGCAGAGGATGTTATTTAGCGTTTAAAAGGGCTTTCAAACGTTTTTAGCCTACAGCATTTCCTTCGCTACTAAATGCAGCAGAAACGTTTCCCGCTCAATGCTCATGCCCTTTTTAGGGCTCTCAGCCATGGTCTTCTCATTATGAGCAATTGCCTCATGAATGTTAATCCAAACAGGCTTCATCCCGTTTTTAACTTCGTAGTCTTCGTAATCCGTCTCACCAAGCTCACGATCAATCTTGCACGAATAACAATAAGAGATCATGTGCATCATATCTGCATCATCTTTATACCAAGGACGAAATTCTTCAAATATCCCGAACGGTTTAATACTGTGAATATTCTTAGCACCAGTCTCTTCTTCAAGTTCACGAACCATACCTGCAATCACGTCTTCGCCTTCGTCCAAGCCACCACCAGGAATGGTGTAGTCGTGGTAACGTTCCGTATAGAGCATCAGAACATCCTCACCATCTAAAACGATTGCACGGGCGGCATTGCGCTTATATACCGTTTTATTATCTAAGTGTTCGATATCTGGGTGAATTGTGGTTTTTAGGTGTCTCATCGTTCTGACTGCTCAACTGAATTTGGGCGGCATCATATCATAACCAAGCGTAGATTAGAGGCTCAGAATGACCGACAAAACTCGGCAGATATTATTTTTATCGCGGGGGATTCATGGTCGTAAGAGAATAATTCCCATCTTACCAACCTCGAATCATAGGGTGTCTATCTTTTAAGGCCCCAACCTAACTGAACTTGATCTCATACTCAAAAAACAGTTAAAAATGAGGAAATATCAACCTATTTCAATATCTTGACCAAATTAGAACAACCTTTTCTTAAATCTAAAATATACTGGTTTTATAGAGCTTCAAATTTAGTTCTGTAGAACTTAACACATTCACTTGTAGAGTTATCACTTAGGAGATAAACATGAAAAAAATTGGTTTGATGGCTGTGTTTGCCCTTGTATTAGGCGGTTGTGCGAATGACTATGCAGAATATAGCGAAGGTCAACGTGTTTCAGTCGCTAACCCAGCATCGGTTTATTGTGTTCAACAGGACGGCGAATTGGACACGGTAACGGAAAATAATCAACGAACCACTTATTGTGTATTACAAGATGGTCAGCGTATCGAACAGTGGGAATACTACCGCAATAACCACGATCAAAAAGAAAACAGCTAATCTGTGATGCTGTGATGCTTATGACGTCACATCGATATAATAAGCATTATTTCTTCACAACTTTCACCCAATAAAATCCCATGATATTACGTAAACTGCCCGCTACTCAGCAGCGGTTTACTTTACCGAAATAGCAATTGAACAGTGTTTTATTTATGACATAACCCTGACATTGTGAATGTATCAGGTCGATAAAATATCGATCTGTTACAGACATTTACATGTTAAATTGATATGAAAAGCCAACCTGAAAAACAAGAAAAAACTCATATGTCGTTTGAACTCCCTGAGTCCACGCTCTCACAATCCACCTCACAAGTTATCTATAAACGGTGTCAAACGGCGTTAGTCGTTTTAGCTATTGGTATTATCGTAAATTTGGCACTTCGAATTGATTTTGTATTGTTCAATGGATCTGTTGGCGAAGTGTCAGTGACCGAGATGCTGCAGCAGTTACTGCTTATTATTGCGTCTGGATCTTTTGCTTATCTAGCAAGAAAGAAAACCGAAGTTAAGCACGCAGCCCTGCTCATCAGCGCGTTTTTCAGTGTGATGTTTATTCGTGAAATGGATTTTTGGTTCGACAAGATCGTACATGGTGCTTGGGTAGTCCCTGCCCTATTGGTTGCTGGCAGTGCCATTTTCTATGCGATTAAAAATGGTAAACGAACCATTGACCAGCTTGCGCTTATTCTTGCATCTCCGCACATGAACCTTTTGGTTACTGGTGTAATGCTGTTATTGGTATTTTCTCGTCTGTTTGGCATGGGCAGTTTTTGGCACAACGTTATGGGGGATAATTACGTGCGCGTGGTTAAAAACATCGCCGAAGAAGGTACTGAGCTTTTAGCCTATTGTTTGATTGCTTTTGCTAGTCTTAAAACGGTTCTTGGCATCACGAGAAAGAAATAA